TGCTATTGCATCGTCACCATCTGTAAACTCTATGAGGGCAGTTTTAAGTGCTGCTATTTTTCCTAGTGCTAGGTCTGCTGCTCTTGTCATCTGTTATCCTTCCAACGCTGCTACTTTAGTTTCTAATGTTTCTATCTTTGTTATAAGTTGTTGTATAATAGAAACATACATAGCATCTTTTTGTCCTAGCTTAGATGTCTTTGCCATTCTTGCTTTATATTCTAAATCTCCAACTTCTTTGCCTTCAGGTATAGTAGAATTTTCTGTATATAAAACGTCTTTATCTTCAAGGTATTGATAATCATCACTATCTGCTTGTACCTCTACTTCATCAATCCAATAGTCATCTACTGTTTCTATATCTTGAGCAACAAACCCTCTGACACCAGACTTATTGCCATGAAGTGTTGGTTGTTTCCAATCAAATGTTTTAGTTTTAAGTGCCTTAAATTTAGTTAAGTCATAACTAAAATCTGCAATATTCTCTTTTAATCTGTTATCGGAGTTTGATGCAATAGAAGTATCTGTACCAGTTAAATCACCATTTGCAGCAACCCTAAACTTTTCAGATATCTCACCATCACTATTACTTGTTGAGCTATCAACATTTGTACTTGTTCTAATAACAAATGCACCGGGAGCGTTAGAATTATCAGTTCTGACACAACCAATACCTGCCATAATTCCTGCATTGTTTTCATTTCTCCAATCAATTCTAAATTGTTGTAAAACATTACCATCATTACTTACTGATTGAGCTTCAAGTCTACCATTACTTTTTAATCTAAAATATTCACTAACACTTGAAGCACCATCTTTTGTACAGCTAAAAGTTAACTCTCCGGGCATATCATTATCACCGGGAGTTCCATCTACTTTGGCTGATATTTGTGCAGCCGTTACAAACTCGTTACCATCAGCAGCCTGAAATGCTATAGTTCCAATTCCGTCACCATCTTGTAAAATTGTATAGCTATTTACATCAGTACCTCTTGTTCCAGCTAAATGAAGTAATGCACCACCACCACCTACTGATGTGTGACGAGTTATTTGTGCAGAACCTTTTACTCCACTACCTGAAACATTTAAAACAGGTGTGACAGTATTTTTGTTGGAGGGTACATTAACTGTACCTATACCTACTGCATCTGACCCACCATTTACAAACAGCATATTTGCATCGCCATTTGATTCAACACGAAAGTCTACATCAGCAGAGCCTTCATTGAATACAGCACCACCATTAGCTGTAACAACACCTGTAACAGTAGCTGCACCTGTAACTGCAAGAGTACCACCCATGCCTATGTTACCTGCAAAACTACCACCAGCACTTGCACTAACTGAATCATTAACTGAGAACACATCAAAGGATACCATCTCAACTACGTCATCGGCTGTTGCTCCGACTGCAAGAACTACAGTCGTTCCTGTTGTTGCTGTGTAGTCATCACCTGCTTTTAGCTTTACACCATTTTGATACACATCAAGGTACAAGCTATCAACGTAGGTAAGTGTTATACCACTTTCGTCATTACCACTAAAGGATGTTTGATTAGCTGTAGCTTCATAAACAAATCTTCGTCTTACTCCATTGCTAGGAGATGTTCCTATATATGCCATTATGCGAGGTCTCCGTGTGCTAATACATGTGTGTGGTCACAATCATGTGCTGTAGAATCACCATTAAGATGTGATTGAAAACCTGTTTCATATCTAATTAAACCATCTTCAGTAACACCACCTGCTAACATAAATGTAACTTTACAAGTTCTACTATTTTTAGCTTCTGCTATACCACTTACTGCGTACACATTGTCTGCTCTAAAATCATTTGTAAAACCGTGTGAAAAATCACCTGTTCCATTATCTGTAATACTAGCATTATTGAATGAATCTAGTAATGTGGCACTACCTTGATGTCTTACCCACCATTTACACAACCCTTGAACAATACTGGTAGTTTCAGCACCACCTTCTGATGTGGCAACAGCATTAGTGCCAACAGTATGAACACCTGTTACAGCTAACGTACCTGCAAGAGTAACACCCTCTGCTGATGTTGCAGTTAAAAAGGTGGCATTACTAGAATCAGCAATTCCTGTGTTTAAGCCGCCTCTATTTACTTTAGTTAGAGCCATCTAGTTCTCCTTATGCGTATGGACTGTCACCTAGAACGTCTTTATCCCAAGCTGATTTTAATGCACCTATGTTTGCGGCATTTGCAATAGCTGAAGCTGCAGGAGCATCTCTCAATGCTTTCTTCTTCTTAACACTTGCAGCTTGTGCATCTGTGTCTGCATCTTCTAATGCTTTCATATAAACTACATCTTCAGCAGTAAGTAGAGGTGTTCTAGCTTCTCTTACTTTCTCTTTGAATATAAGTTTTGATGCAGTTAGGTCTTCAGTAATAGTTGAGCCACTTAGAGACCAAGCATTTCTGAATAATCTATCTGAAGGTACTGTTGCATCTGAAGCTACAATACTATTTCCGTCTTTGTCTATTATGTTTGTTGTCATTGCTATCTCCTTTTAAGCAGCTATTTCATTATGTATGGTTAGTTCTTCTGATATCTTCCAAGAGTTTCGCCATACTCTAGTGCTTGGAAGTTGTGATTTAGTGCAGATAACCATACGTGGCTTATTGGCTTTATCCCAATCTTGCCAAACGTGCATTGGTAGGTCCTTCATAATTAGGTATTCTATTGCCTGTTCTTCAGTCATTGCATCTATAGGTTTAGTGTTATGTAACAAGTAACCTCTAGTGTGCTTAGTAAAACCCGGAGCGTTCTCATCTTTCTTGAGTTCCCAATAGGCTTCTACAGGAGGAAGTATTCCACCTTGTAATGCACAAGCCATCCAATTAGGGTCAGGGTGTGTTACCTTTGCAGGTTCATCAGGTGTCTCAGGGTCTTCCCATACAACACAGTATTCTGTTCTAACCATCTCTAGCTTTTCTTTTGCCCAACACAGTCTATCCCATAGATGTGTGCCTTGAAATTCTGGTGTTTCTATTGTCATGCTAGGTCTCCTGTTACATTAATTCCACAATCTCTGTCTACATAAGCAGAACCAGTATATATATTAAATTGAAATGAACTAGTAGTAAGACCTTGACCCATACAAGTGTTAGCTTCCCCTTGATTTTCCATGCCTGTAAGAGAATATCCAGCATTTGCCATATCATTGTTAATAAAGAAAGTTGTTCTTCCTGCAGCATCATCTCTAACACTACTAACATTAAAAGAATCTAAAACGGTAACAGACAAATCCATTCCTGCCCACATCTTAGCACTACCATATGCCAAGTAATCTGCATCCACAGATACTGCTGTTCCACTTATCTGTCCACTTGTTGATAATGTATCAAATGCTATTGTTCCGTTTGCCATTATGCTAAATCTCCAAATACTGTGCTTGAACCATTTTGGTTAAGGTCTGCAAACGCTATTGCTGAAGCCGATTGTTTTTTAACACTAAATCCATAACCTGTTGTTGCTTGAGTAACAGCATCATTAATATTTACAACAAAAACTCCACCACCATCTTGTTTGTCATCACCTCCAAAAACTGTATTATAAACTGTACCACCCATATTAGAAGTAAATACTGGAGCTGCTTTGCCAGTAGCTGAATCTGTAACTGAACTTGTATTAAATGAATCTGAAACAGACATACCTGCTCCTGATACTCTGCTCCATTGTTTTGCCAACCCTTGCTGTATACTTGTCTGTGCTGAACCCTCACCTCTAATAGTCATAGAGGTTGCACTTGCACTAACGACAGGTGTTGAGCCAATGGTTATGGTTGTTGCAGTGGACTTACCTGTTATGGTATCTAATACTACTGTACTCATGCTAAGTCTCCAAATATATGAACAGTTTGCTCTTCTGCATCTCTAAGTGTAGTATTTTCATATTGACAATGTATTCTGTATGTGGTGGTGCTTGGAATTGCAGTTTGATTACCGGGAAATTGCATGGTTGCCATTCGTACACCATCATTATCATTTGACTTAGATAGTCCACTCACTGTAAAATTAGTGTTTACCATAGCTGTTGCTATAGTCATAGTTGAATCACCACTCGCATGGTCTGTTGCACTTGTAGTATTATATGAATCAGCTATAGTTGTTGCACCATTCCAATTTGCCCACTGTTTACACAAACCTTGTTGGAGTTGGCAGAATGATGCTCCACCATCACTTCGTACAGCTATCTGCCCTACATTATCAACACCCTCTAAAGCATCAATAGCTATTTTTGATGAACCATCAGTTTTTTGTATTGCATCTACTTTGATTGTACTCATGTCACCACCAACCTTCCACCATCATTAA